TCGTTGTTAGAACACGAAATGGTAAACACATACACACCTTTGGTGAACGACTTACTGGTGAAGAACTAGTGCGTTCATTTATACGCCACCAATCATAATGACTAAACGTAATCCTTTTGACTTTGTCAAGTCCGTATCCTATGATAAAAAAGATATCATGGTGGACAAAATAGAAGAAAAAAATTACGCACCATTTCTTATAAACAAATCTTTGTCTTACCACCAAGATTCTGTTTTCATGACTAACGAGATGAATAATCGACACCACCTCGACAATCGTCTTCAGTACGTCTTTTTACTAAATACTCTTAGAAAAAGACAAAGGTTTTCCAAATGGGAAAAACCATATGTTAGTAAAAAACTCGATACAATAAAAAATTATTATCAAATATCAACACTGAAAGCAAAAGAGTACATGGAAGTGTTAACCGATAAGCAGTATCGTGAACTGAAAAACAGAATGAAAACTGGTGGACAAAGTAATGATTGACAATGAGGCTTTAGTATCGGAATTGGTAGAAATTACCTTCCCCGAAAAAGACGATTTCCTAAAGATAAGAGAAACACTATCTAGAATTGGTGTAGCGTCTCGTAAAGACAATGAACTGTTCCAGTCATGTCATATCCTACACAAACGTGGGAAGTACTATATCGTACACTTCAAAGAATTATTCAAACTAGACGGTAAACCAACATCCATAGACGAAGGAGACATAGGTCGCAGAAACACTATCGTGACACTTCTAGAACAATGGAAGCTTCTCTCAGTACTCGATAAGAGTAAAATCGAAGAACCTGTTGCACCGTTATCTCAAATCAAAATCATTCCATTTAAAGATAAATCCGAGTGGAAATTGACTACAAAATACACTATCGGCACCAATAAAACCTAAATACTCCTGAAAATAACTTAACTAGGAGAATTTTATGTTAGAATTTCTACAATGGGTTATAGCATGGGTACAAGTGATTCCTTTTATAGTAATGGGTGCATCTTTAATTGCAGCTATTACGCCTACACCTATAGATGATGGTATAGTGAAAAAGTGCTACAAAGTCATAGACTGGTGTGCTTTAAATGTATTAAAAGCGAAAGACTAAATAAAGAATAAATACGGAGAAAATTATGGAATATATTATAATTGCATTAGTTGGATTAGCAGTTGTTTATGCTTTATTCTCAGAGAATAAAGAAAAATCTGCACCAGTAAAGAAAACAAAACCTTCAAAGGTTAAAAGTAGACGAGAGTTGGGCCCATCAAAAAGGGCTAATACACCTAGTGTCACTGAGTTGAAAAAACTCACTAAGGTTCAATTACTGGAACACGCTGACAAGAACAACATCAAAGTAAAACGAAGTGGTTCAAAAGCAGAAGTTGTTAAGGCTATTGCATCGCACAAATAGTTGATTTGAGGAAACAATCTTAAGAGGGGTCTTTTAGACCCCTTTTTTTTGTCATATGAAAGGGTTAATTCGATAAATAGTGGTATGAGTGAAATATTCGGATTGATAAGTGAAGTGGGAGCTCCTATTGCAGGTAGTCTTGTAATGGGGTTTTTCATATTTACTGTAATTAAGCAAATACTAGAGGGTGTTGTTGGTGACATTAAAACACTTACAATGTTCTGTACGTCATTAGAAAATCGTGCGAGAACCATGTCTAACGAAATGATTAAGATAGATTTACTAGTATCTAGTGCATTAGAACTTAGACCCGACATCGATAGAGTCGCAAGAGCCGAGAATTTCATAGAAGATGGAACACTAGATGTAAGAAGAGATTAATATGGAAGGAGTGGCACAACTTATAAACGACTATGGGTTCCCTATTGTAATGATGGTAGGACTGGGTTATTTTGTATATTATGTTTGGTGGTTTGTTGGTGAAAACCTCGAACCCGAAGTGGAGAAACAACATTTTGCACTGATAAAACTTATCGATCAAGTGAGAATGTTAGACCAAGATTTAATTCGTTTACAGCAAAAGGTAAACGTAGTCCTCGAAATGAAAGAGAATGATAAGAAGAAGGGCGGAAATGAAACTAAAAAAAGATAGAGAATTATTATTTGTCAGTTGGGTAATACTGATTACATTTTTTGCATCGCAAGTCGAAGCAGATGAAATAGTGCATAAATTTAAGAGTCCAAGTTTCAGTGGAGTTGGACAAAGTTCGCATTATTTGACAATCGAGAATCAACAGAAATCAAGACGTGATAAAATTGAACAAGACGTAAAAGATGCACTCTCAAAGGCAGAAAGAGAAGCTTCGAATACAACGCTAGCAAAATTTTTAAGAAATGTTGAGAGTAGAATTTATGCCCAAATTGCAAAACAGTTAGTAGAGAATATGTTCTCTAACGGTGAAGCTTCTGATTTTGGAGTGTTCACCATTGAAGGAAATACGGTTACATATGAAAAACTAGTTGGAGAGGACGGAGTAGAATTTATTCGTTTGACCATAGTTTCTTCAGATGGAACAACAACAACATTAGATATACCTGTAGGTACTGGTAGTTTTTAAATGAAGACGTTAGGGTTTGTAGGACTGATAGTGGTCTTGCTCACGACTGGGTGTGCAAGCGTACCAAGTGTCAATGACACTTGCAGTACTGCAATTATGAACAAGATAGGAACTTGTATCGAACCTGCAGAATCAGTTAAACTTCCTACACATATGGAATTGTTGGAATTACCACCTGCAGAAAATATGCCTATTGTTGCAGTTTACGGTTTCCTAGATAAAACAGGACAACGTAAGAGCAAAGATGGAATTGCATCTTTCTCAACTGCAGTGACACAGGGTGGTGAATCATTTCTTATTGATGCACTTAAAACTGCAGGACAAGGAAAATGGTTTAGAGTAGTAGAACGTACAAGTTTAGATGCACTTGTAAGAGAAAGGCAAATTGTTCGTTCTGCGAGAGAAGATTTTGCGAATCAAGAAGGTAATGAGGATTCACCTACGGGTATCCAACCTCTCTTGTTCGCAGGAATCCTACTTGACGGTGGGATTGTTGGTTATGATACTAACATTGAATCGGGTGGCCGAGGCGCAAGATACTTAGGTATCGGTGCTTCAAGCCAATATAGAAGAGATGTGGTCACGGTAAGTTTGAGAGGAATATCAACACTTACTGGTGAAATTTTACTTAATGTACAAACTACCAAGACTATTTTATCGACTGGTGGTGGGTACGATGTATTCCGTTTTGTGGACATGGACACAAAATTAGTGGAAATTGAGGATGGCGTAGCAACTAATGAAGGGGTTACGAAAGCGACTCGTTCTGCAATCGAACTTGCCGTCCTAGAATTAATCTATCAAGGTGATGAAAGAGGATTTTGGAAAATAAAATGGCCGATAACTGAATCAAAAATAAAAGAGGAAGTGTCAGACTTTTTAGATGAAAATGAAATCGTCTTAGTTACAGAGGAAAAAACAAATGAAGAATAAATTTATTTCACTCATTATGTTAACATTAGGTCTACTACCTGCCACAGTATTCGCAGGAGCAGACGATAACGAAATTTGGTTAAATCAATCAGGTACAGCACTTGTATTGAATTTCACGCAGAAAGGTTATGGAAACAAAGTTGGCGGCGATAACTTCGCAGGCACTTCCATAGACATGGTTTTGACTGGTGCATCGAATAATTTTACACTTATCCAATATGGAGACACTAACAAATTATTTGGGCCTATGATTGCTGACTCAGCAACGATAAACCTTACCTTCACTGGAAATTCAAACTCAATGGACTGGAACATTGGTCAAAATAGTGCTGACAGTTTAAATATGTTAAGTGCTGTTACTGGTGATTCTAATACATGGAATATTGATATTGGTGACGCAGCTTCAGCTGAATACTTAAACTACGATTTAGTAGTTGGTGGTTCAAGTAATATATTTACAACTAAAGTTAACTCAGATAATGCTGTTTGGAACTGGACTGTTACAGGTTCAACAAACGACATTAACACCAATCAATTAGATGCAACCGATAATAGTATTACTGCAGTCTTAACTGGTTCAGGAAATGATATAGACATCATTCAGAAATCAGGTTCAGATACAGGTTGTCCAAGTGGTCAATCTTGTAGTGGTATTATTGACGTAACTTTCGTGACTACTAATGGAAATATTGACATCGTTCAAAAAGACGATAACGATTCTTAGTATTTTATCAGTCGGGTTGGTTAATGCTGACTCGATTGGTGAAATCATTGAGGAAAAAGGTTACGCAGGTCTTACAAGAGACGGTGATAACACCGTCCTATTGGCATCAGAAAATCCTGATGTATTAATGTACGATACTGCACAAACTCAGAATGGGAGAATGAAAATAAAGTTCGAAGGCGAAGAAGAACTTTCATTAACAGAACATTCTAAAGTTTGGATAGACGAGGTTTATTATGACCCCGACCCAAGTCTATCAAAAATGTCATTAAGAATGGCACAAGGCACCGCTCGATTTGCTTCGGGATTTGGTGGAAAAATTAAAAAAGCAAATATTGAAATTAGGACACCTACTGCCACAATTGCAGTCAGAGGCACAGATTTCACCACAAGTATTGATGAATTAGGACGCTCACTTGTTATGCTTTTGCCAGATAAATGGGGTTCACCTTCAGGAATCATTATAGTATCAAATGCAGGTGGTTCAGTAACTATGAATGAAGCATACCAAGCAACTATGGTGTCGACTTATGATGATTCACCAACAAAACCAGTAACGGTTAATGGTGTAAACATTGGAATGATTGATAATATGTTCATTGTCAGTCCACCTGATGAGGTTTCTGACCAAGTTTCAGAAGAATCAGGTGGTGGAGAAAATGATGCGAATAATATTCTAGATGTAGACTTCTTAGAGTTCAATGATTTGGAAACGGACTACTTTGAAGATGATGAGCTGGAATATACAGAGCTAGATAGAGATTTACTCGACATTGATTTTTTACAAGATTTACTCGATATTGTATTAGACATTGACAAAAAAGTGGGTATAGATAGAGAACGTGCAAAATTCGGAAGTGTTCGATTATCGGGTACTTCTGCAGGTTTCGACAAAGACTCTCAATATAATACAATTATAGATAAGGGTCTTGGTCAAATATGGTTATACAGGGAAGTGAATGGAATTATTTCAATCAGGATTCCCATGTTTGCACAAGCAGATATTAGAACTATAACAGACGAAAAAGAGTCACATATCGTGGTGGGTGATGGTTCGTCTATAAATATTACCATTACACAAACAAACTAGGAGAATATATGAATATACTAGAAAAGTTCCGCTCATGGCATGAAACTCAAATCTTTGGATTTCAAAAAGCTCTGAGACTAGACGATTATTGGATGATGTGGATTTCATTCGCAGAAGGAGTAGTCCTTACTCTATTATTTGTATGGTTGTGTGGTTAATATGGATTTAGGTGCGAAGTTATTAACAGGTGCAGTGGCACTCCTTTGTCTAGGATTATCATTTAAGGCATTTGGTGGTGATGATAACACTATTGCCATAAATCAAGTCACAGCCTCAACTAATCTTGACCTCAGTATCACGCAGGAAGGTTATGATAATCGTGTATTCTTTTCTATAGGTGATATTGATGATTCTTCAATAGATATATATCAAGTTGGAAACAATCAAGAAATAGGTTGGGCAGATGATATTGTCACATGGGGTTCAGGTGCAGGTTGGGGTGGTGATGTAGATTACGATGACCAAGATTTAAAACTTTGGCAGAATTGTACAAAAGGTGATGATTGCAACACTAATGATATTCAGTTTCATATTTCATATGGAACAAATAATAAGTTTTGGTGGGCTCAAGGATTTGAAATCTCAAGTAGAACTGATACAACATGGTCAAAGGATAACACTGACGGTGGTGGTCATTGGGTCACTGTAGATATTCACGGTAGTAATAATACAATTGTAGGACAACAAAGAAATTGTTCAACTGGTGCTTGTGATGGTCATAAAGCAAAAATCTATCTTTATGGTGATAACAATTCTGTTTTCGGTAAACAAAAAGCAGATGGTACAAAAGAATTTTATTTAACCATTAATAACGATGGTAATACCGTTGATTACTTACAAGACGGAAATGGTGAACACAACTCAAACATTACCATAAATGGAAATTATCCAACCACACTTAATATTTCACAACATTCCAATACAACTCAAAATTATACGTTGTCTCAAAATTGTCAAACATCAGGTGGCTGTACAGTAAGTGTCACGCAAAACTAATGAGCATAAAAGCGAAAGCAATACGATTCTTAGAATGGTGTCTAGGTAGGGTAATCAAATGGAAGTAGACTGTCCCGAAGAGTATTATCATTGTCTCAGTGAAACCGAATATGAAGAGTGGGTCACACTTCTAGAAGATAATGAATTAGAAATGCCTGAATCACTTGCACCATTAGGTGACGGTGAAGCTGCAGCTAACTTTGTTTGGAATGTCCTTTTCTTATCCCCAGTAGAATTGTTCTATATCGGAATCTCAATGTCCGTACTTGCATTCTATGGACTATCTATATACTATATGTACAAAAAAATACAGAAGAAATTTTCATGAGTAGTAAAGAAAGGATAGACGATTTTATCCAAGATTACCGTAAGTCAGAAAAGAAAAAGTTTTGGTCAGGGGTAACTTCAGGATTGCTAGCACTTGCATTGATAGGAATATGTTTATACATATTTTTCTTTGCATGGCCAACTATTGAATAATGTACTCTTGGAAAACCGTATTAGTCACGATAGGGTTATTATTTGGACTTAAAATTTGGAACCCATACTTCATAGAGAACATCTCATGGTCGTGGTTTGACTACTTACATAGCACACATAGTGTTCAAGAGTACGATTCCGAATCAGGACTTCCCGAAATTGTTTTGGTCGATATTGACGAAAAGTCAGTAGAAGAGTTCGGACAATTACCATTCCCACGCAAAATATACGCAGATAAACTACTGGAATCACACTGGTCTAACACTTATGTGTTCACGCAAGTGTTCTCAGAGGTCGATAGATTCGGTGGAGACGAGGAATTTGCGACTGCTTTGGTCAATAGATTGTCCATTTTATCGTCAGCACCCACAATTCAGACCCAAAAAGGGTCATCTCCCTTTGTCGGAACTAGTACTTTGGGGTCAGGAGACGCTAAAAACGCAGTGTGGGGGACGCCAGGGGTGCTCAGCCCCATTCCTGTACTAGAGGGAAACACCTATGGAGTAGGGGTAACTACTGCAACTCCTAGTATTTCGGGTACTCCAAACTTCGATGGAACCATACGTTCTGCACCATTACTCATGCAAGCGAACGGACAAATATATCCCTCACTTGCAATTGAAGTGTTACGTGCTTTTAATGACGAAAAATCTTACCAAATGAAAGTCACTGAAGAGGTTGGAGTAGAATGGGTCAGAGTCGGAAGACAACAACCCATATCCACAACACCTCAAGGTGATTTAATGATAAGTTATTGGAACAAGTTTAAACGTTATTCCTTCACTGATGAATTACCTGAAAACGCTATTCTTGTGTTTGGGGTAACCGCTGAAGGATGGAACAATCCAGTTTCAACCCCAATGGGTACAATGTATCCTCACGAAGTACAAGCGAATCTGATACAAACCGCCTTGACAGGAATTCAAATAAAGCAATCCTACTTTCTTGAATTCGTAGAAATTGTTCTTCTTCTGTCAGTTCTATTAATTGTGTTGGTAATGGTTTATAAGCTTCCCACAGCTCTTTCGGGGACATTTTCTCTAGGACTCGTAGTACTTCAGGTGGGTGGGAGTTTCTATATTTGGTCTTCAAGTCTCGTTCTTTTCGATACCTTCTTTTCATCTTTGGCCTCCTTGATTGTGTTTGGTCATGCATCTTTCAACAAATACTATGTTACCTTTCAAGAAAAGCAACAAATAAAGAAGCAGTTCCAAAAATATTTATCGCCTGACATGATTGAAGAACTGCAAAAACACCCCGAAAAATTGAAATTAGGTGGAGATAGAAAGGAACTTTCATTCTTATTTGCAGATATAGTTGGGTTCACCCCTATAAGCGAAGCTTATATGAAGAATGACGACCCTGAAGGTCTAGTGTTATTAATCAATAGATTCCTAGACGGTATGTCAAAAATAGTACTCGCAAATGGTGGAACCATTGATAAGTATATGGGCGACTGTTTGATGGCATGGTGGGGAGCTCCTTTAGATTGTCCTGACCACGCACAAAGGGCTTTAGATTCTGCAATAGAAATAGAACTGTTAACAGAACAAATGAATGTAGAGTTAGAAAGAGAAGGATTAGATTTACCACCAGTAGTCATAGGCACTGGAATTAACACTGGTCAGTGTATCGTGGGCAATATGGGGTCAGAAGAACGATTCGATTATTCAGTTGTCGGAGATGCAGTTAACCTTGCAGCTCGACTTGAAGTGCAAACTAGAACATATGATACACCTATTCTAATGTCAGAGTTCACAAAGAAACAGGTTGATTGTGAATGGCAGTATCTTGACGAGATAAATGTTAAAGGAAAAGAGATTCCAGTTAAGATATATGCACCACTAATTAATAAAGAATTAAGAAAATTAAAGAAAACCCCTTGAAATATTTAAAAAAAACCTTATAATAGGCTTATAAATGGTATAAATACTATTTGCGAATCATTTATTTGATTCGCAAGGGTAGATAAGAAGTACTAGTATTAATTTACCGTACGGAAAAGAAACCCACAACTTGACCCAACCCCTTTCCATGTTTGAGTTAGGGCAGGTCAAACTAGGAGACTAACAGGTCGTGCTGAGTTTCCACTTTAGTATGAACTCTTTAATCTTCAAAAGAGCTTCGGGAAAGAATCTGAATAAGAGACTGGACTGATAACTCGGATTAAAGAGGGCATACGCCTAGTTGCTCATAAGAGGACTAGAACATTAACTTGCTTAAATAAGGAGAAAACTATGACACACTTCGATGATGTCTTCGGAAGATTCACAACGGATTTTCCATTCGCAATCGGTTTTGACCGACACCTAAAACTATTAGAACGTGCAGACACGCACTCTAATGTAAATTATCCACCTTACAATATTGTAAAACACGATGCAGAAAACTTTGCAATCGAACTTGCAGTAGCTGGATTTACCAAGAAAGATATTTCAATCTCAAAAGAGAAAGAGATTCTTGCAATTGAAGGTAAACAAGAGGATGGAGAGGAACTTGAGTATGTCCATAAAGGACTTGCATCACGTTCATTCAAAAGAACATTCACACTTGCAGACGATATAGTCGTTAAAGGTGCAGATATGAAGAATGGGATTTTGAGTGTGTCTTTGGAAAGGATTGTACCCGAAGAAGATAAACCTCAAGAAATCAAAATTTCTTAAAAAACCCCTTACAGATACACCTGTTATGTTGTATAATAGGTGTATCTTTTTATATTATGGAGTAAGATATGTCGAGTGACAATAACGCAATTATGGGACTGCCTATTGACGTAGGTCAAGAAGTTCCTAATGTTGATTTCCCAGTTCGTGTAGACGGAGAGTGGGGTAATATCAACACTACAGAAGAATTTGCAGGTAAGAGAGTAATCATATTTGGATTGCCTGGTGCATTTACACCAACTTGCAGTACCCAACAAGTGCCTGGTTTTCAGGAAAATTTTAAAAAATTCCAATCATTACAGATTGACGGAATTTACTGTATTTCAGTGAATGACACTTTTGTTATGAATGAGTGGAAAGAGTCTTTTGGAGAAACAGATATAACTTTCCTTCCCGATGGAAATGGAGAGTTCACACATAAGTTTGGTGCAGAAGTCAAAAAATCAAATCTAGGATTTGGTATGAGGTCTTGGAGATACGCAGCTATAATTAATGATGGTAAAGTTGAGAAAATGTTTATTGAAGAAGGATTTCAAGACAACATTGAATCAGACCCATTTTTAGTATCTAACGCAGAAACTGTAATGGAATATCTTGGAAACAATCCTCAATAATGTCCCTAAAACAAATTCTATCCGATAATGTCAATTCAAATGGGTTACCTATATTAGACGGCAACCTTTTTGATAAGACTACCAAAGAATATGGTAAGGAAGAATTTCGTCTTGCAGTAGCAGATTTTATTGCAGAAACCAGACCACCATTTCCTTTCAAAGAAATATCATATGAAAGAATGCGTGAAATGTTTCTTGCATTAAAAGATTATGATACTTCAAACTGTATCACACCTACCGATAACCTACAACAAGAAGTCATGGAAAAGTATGACGATTATACTTTTGACTTTCATTCTTGGGGATTAGGTTTAATAGATTGTGCATCTAATCATTCTGATGCATCAAACTTCTTTCACCAAGATTTAAGACTTGCGTGTGGAAGTTATGGTTTCCAACCACCAGTAAAAGTTTGGGAAGAAGGAACCTCTAAAGAAATTTGGAGATGTTTAGGGCCTATTTGGAGAGGAATCAATGGTGTACAAAAAGTACAGGTTGAAGGAAAGGAAGAACTCATGGGTGGAAAGTTGGATGAAAAGTCTTACATTTCTGCATTCAGATTGGGAACATACATTGCAACGCAGTTCAAACCACTTGTTGCAAAATCTATCTATGACAACACTAGGAGTGAAACAATACTTGATACTTCTTGTGGTTGGGGTGACAGACTATGTGGTTTTTATGCAGGGAATTACACTAAAGAGTACATAGGTTGTGACCCAAACCCTGCAACATTTGAACGTTATAAGAAACAATGTATATTTTATGAACGAATTCTTACAGGTGAAGAACCCGACATAATTGAACAGGAAGATTACTTCTCATGTATTGGGTCAAAGAAAGTTGAGATACATCGTTGTGGTGCAGAGGATATGAAATACCATCAACTTCCACCAATCGATTGTGCATTCACTTCTCCACCTTATTTTTCAACAGAGAGATACAACGAAGGTGGTGAACATGAACAAGACCAATCTTGGGCAAAGTTTAACGAGTATAATGCGTGGAGAGACGAGTTCTATTTACCAGTAGCAAAGAAATCATTTGAATCACTTGCAAATAGTGGAGTCTTGTACATTAACATTCTTGACCCAAAAATACATGGAGTTAGATACAGGTCGGGAGACGAAGTTATCAGACACGTTGGTGAAGAATACTTTGACGGTCAAATAGGAATGAGAATCATGCAAAGACCTCAAGGTAAATCTGTATTCAAAGATGAGAATGGAGACTTTGATAAAGCTGCAATGGACGAGTTCATGAAGAAATACTATATTGAAAATATTTGGTGTTTCTCAAAAGGTGTTGCTCGTGATTTTTTTAAAGATGCAAGAGTGAGTACACTAGATGGATTTTTTGAATGAGTTGAGTCCTTTCGAGGCAATTCCCTGCATCGATATAGAGGCATTAAAAACAGTAGACCCTTCATTATTCTTTAATGATATGTGTTTCTATCTCAAACAACCTTCCAGTAAAAAGTTTATAGACTTCTATCAAGAGACAAGGTGTATGAGATATGGACACGAAGGATTACTTCCTTCCGAATACGTTCATGAATACCACAAGATTAAAAATGAATGGCAAAGGAAAGTTGCAACAGTAAGTGTTGGAGAAGACTTAGTCGTCATAGTATTGAAACACGTTCAAATGTTCCAACACATTTACAAACGACTTGAAGGATTACCAATTAGTGCAAGTGGTTCATTAGCAAATGAAGAATTAGTATTCGATGCATTGAGAGAGAATGTATGTAAAAAATTCTTGGGTAATGAAGAAGAATCATTATGGTTAGAAAAGAAAGGATTAGAATTAGATACTGAATTTGAAACCTATAACTATTATTCTCATGTTGATACTAACATGGAAAAAATGAATAACAGGTGGAGAACCAAAAAGGGTGTTAATAGATTACTAAAAAATCCTGAAGTCGCTTATAGAAAATTAAACAAACCTGATATTGCAGTAGAACAAATAAACAATGCATTCTTAAAATGGAAGAGGGACGTTGAAAAAACTAAGTGGTTATCCAAAGGAATGGCAGATGCAATTACCAAATATGAATATTGGAATGACCCTTCAGTTGAATACTATTTGTTTGAATATGGTTCTGTACCTGTAGGATTGATTGTGTACCTTTTAGTAAATGAGAAAATTGGGTATCAATTAGTAAACAAGTCTATTGACCATATGGTATATGAAGAAGAAGTTGATGTACCTGAAGAGGTTAGAAAAAGAATTGGTGCGTATATGCACTATGTAACAATGAAAGATTTACAGGAACGAGAAGTCGTGGATACATTTGCAGGTGGAGCTATGGGGACTAGAAAAGCGTCTTTAGGAATCCACAAAGCAATTATGAACGATAGTTCATTTGGAGTTAGAATTTATGAGTGAAGTAATATATAAAGAAATAGTAAATGGTGTTGAGATTGC